TTTTGCCCGTCAGCAGCCCCACCTAAAGTCGTAGAGAACCGATCCCACATCTGTGCGGCATTGTCGGCCTCTTTTCCTGACTGCACCATCGCGCTTTGCAGGGCTAGGACTTCCTCGATTGCTAGACCGGAGCCCTCAGCAAAGTCATTAACGGCATCTGCGGCTTTGAAGAAGGATGTAGCAAAAGCTGTGGCAGCGCCCGCGGCTAATAACATCGGGCTGCGTAGTGCGCCTATAGCCGTACCTAAAACGTCTACGGATACTTTTAGCTCGCGGGTTTTTTGTCTCGCCCTGTCGACTTCTTGAACGAACTTTGCACTCTCAAGACCGAGAGCAACTTGTAGGGCTGCAATGAGTTTACCCGCCACGATTTCCCCCTAATATCTCAAGAAACTCCGCTTTGAATCCGGGTAGCGAAGTGAACGCCAAAAAGTCACGCTCTTGTTTTGTCATGTAGTTTGGAGGGATGAAATACTCCTCCAAATGCGGGAAGAACTCGCGGCTTTTCATCGGGTTCTTAGACAATGCGTTGTAAACGATTGCCATCAAGTGCGAGATCAACATTAAGTTATGTCTCGCTCCGATCATGCCGTCGCGGTACATCAATTCTAACTCTCGGACGGTCGCTACATCAAGGCTATCGAACACTTCAGGACTTTGGCCGTTAAAGATCGCCGTGGCCCTCACCTGACGATATAGCGACCCCTTTAGTTTTTTTGGATGGCCTCGTAATCAGGATTGACTGCTTTCTCAATCAAACTGACTAAGTGCTTAATCTGCGCCTCGGAAAACGTCTCAGAAATCTGCTCGTAAGATAGAGCAAGCATTTCGTCGCCCTCTTCAAACCCGACCAGATTCACATACGCGATTTCGCGCATTAAATCCTGAGCTTTGAATCTCGCCGCCTCTCTTAAACTTCTTCCCTCTACAACAATGTCATCGTCCTTGAACTCGGCATTGACGTTTTGATTAATTTTGTAGAGCTTTTGAAATGTGGCGTGTAGCTTCTCGTATTCTTCAGCTATTAAAGCATCCGGTGGGTTCTTGATCTTGTCCTCAAGTCCCAACATTTCTTTCCGAGTCGGAAGATAGACTTTTAAGGTATGCCCGGCGAAATCAATATCCGCGTGAGTCTGTCGTTGAAATGACTTTCCAAATCTGTCCTGTATTTTCATTTTCTAACCTTTGCTCGTTGTTTTGCTGCCCAGAGATCCATATGAGCGCCCAATAAAGACGCTAGACGATCAAGGGCAGATGATGCCATTGATTGAAAAGAGTTACGTATGAACGGTCTTGCGGGTTGCTCGGCAGTGCCGAATTCTATGGCTTCGGCAGCGGGTCGATATTCGCCCTTCGCATCTCGATAACCAACACCGACATCGACAAAACCAAAAGCCACGGTATCGCGGCTCAGATACTTTTTGCCTTTGTCTTTTCGGGTTGCAACCTTTGCGCCGTTTCTGACTTTTAACTGGAGCTTGCCAGTATCGACGGGAACCCTTCCCTTAATAGCGGCCTTAACGGGCTCCATCGCGGATTTAAGACCGGGAAGTAAAGAGCGTCGAGCTTTGGTCGTGCCAAATTCCTCGGCTAACTCTAAAAGGGAATCTTCAAACTCTTTAAATCCCTTAGCTTCAAGTTTGCCCATTTGTAACGATGCGCTTGAAAATCTGATCGTTTAGTTTCAGGACGTAATCAACAATTTCATCCGGTGACATGCAGTCCGCGTGATTAGCTGCAATCTGATGGCACAGTGAAATATTGATGAGCCGTTGTTGTGGATACCCAAACCAGTTCTTAGCACCAGTTTGGGCCTGCGCGATGAGATAGCTCAGTAAATCGTCACTCGCTCGCTGCATATTGCCTCATTACATTAAGACAAACAGCTTCAGCGGCTTCGGCTTCCTGTAAGGCGGCATCCACCTCTTGAAGGGTAAAGGGATGGCCTTTAGCGTAAAGATGGAGATCGCCATAGTATCCCTTCATGCCTTCCAGAAAATCAGACATTGTTTGACCAGCCATATTGGTTACCTCTGGGGTGGATGGTGAATGTCACCTGAGCTTCAGCGCCGGGTGCAGGGTCAATCGTCCACTGGCTTACACGTCCGTTGAAAGCGTAGTAAACAATGTTTGTGCCATCCGTTGCTGCGATAACAAACGTGCGATCAATCGTCCCGTTGTAAGCATCGCCGCGAAGCAAAAGAAGGTTGGTGTCGGCAGGATTCCACGCCGCTACCACCGTCATGCTTGTAGGTGCAGACTGAACGGGGATCTTGTCAGATTGACGCGAGCCAGCGACCGAGAAGTTAGCAACCGCATCGTCTTGCCCGAATGCAGGGATCGCCTCTACAGGCACAAGATTAGCCGAGACAGCAATAGCCGAAACGCTTGCAACCACAGAAAGATTTGCAGTCGTTAACGGGGTTGGGGTTGCAGTTGGTTGGCAATAGAGCGAGGCGCTAAAGCCGGGTAAAACTTTATTAGGAAGAGCCATTTTTCACCTCACTAAGCAGGAATGTCTAAAGTGCAATCAAGAACGATTTGATTTAATTTGCTGTCGTTGTCGTATGTGTGAAAGAGCCAATCAACATCGACCTTTGACACAAAAAAAAGACCGCCGAAAGTACCTTGATAACCGTGTAAGGCATCCACAATCTGCTGCGCCTTACTAAAACAATTCGCCATCAACTGAGCAAACACCGTCGCCTGAAACACCGGTCTGTCTATACCCTTCACCGATTGCGGCCCTGTGTAAACCGGCTGATGTACATCTCTGAGCTGCCACGTTACAAAAGTCGGTTCGCTTGCAAAGTTACGGTTAAACACTGCATAAACTGGCGTAGGCGTGCAAACTGAAGTCAATTGAGCTTGTATTGCCTGAGCATAAACAACCGCGCTATTTTGCCCCATATCAGACCGCCACGCTAGGTTCGTTTCTGTAGCACATCAGAGAGACCCACTGTCTGTCATCGTGCTCAAAAACCTCTGCGATTCGCCAACTATTGCCTCTAAATGTAATCGAGTAATCCTCTTGATTATCCGAGATCGTCCGCATGTTAGGCGTGTAGTTCACAATGAAGTCCATCATGTTGTCGTATTGCCTGAACTTCTCTAACGTGCGAATCCGATTGTGAACCGACTTAGTTTTTGCTCGCGTCTTAAACCAAAGCGTCTCGACCGTCGTTTGCTCACCTAAATTCGTGATGGTGAACGACAAATTATTGATGCTTATCTCGTCGACGCGTAAGACCATTCTTAGCTCACATTACGAGTGGCTTGTACACGCGCAAAAGCTGATCCACTGCAAAAGGAATCTGCTTTAGATTCTCAGCGGATGTAGCCGAGCGATTGTTGTACAAGTGAGTGAGAAGCATGAGACCGGCCTGCTTGACTACAGGATACTGACCGATTACAGAGCCTTGTAAGGTGTACTGGCAAAGCATCGGAGCGGTCATGTAAGTATTGATGTTGTTGGGAACCTCAAATAAAACAACTTTGTTCCCGGTGGGGTCGTAGTAATAGTTTGAGCTTGTGATCGTCGTTAAGACCGGAGGGTTCAAGTCGTTGTAATACTTCACCCAATTTATCGTCACGCCATTTTGCGAGACTTCGGGGAGATCAAGGCTTACAGGTGCAGCCATAAGCCCAGAGATCATGTAGGAAGCCTGATAGGTGACGTTAAAGACCGGGACACCTAAATAATCCTCAATCGCCATCCTTGTGGCGAGCTCCAACTGAGCAAGGTAATCGTCCTGTGACTCATCTTGAAATAAATTCAACTGGTTGGTGATTTCTTCGTAAGTAAGCCATTGAGTGACCGAATCTCGACCACTCTGAATGACCTTTGAGTAGTTGAACGGGTTTCTAGAACCCGCTCCGAAGTTACCTTGCAGTTGGCTAGGCATGATTAAGTTCCAATGAGCCGAACGCCAGCAGTTACATCACGAACGGTCGAGACCATCCGCTTCTCAGCATATATCGTAATCGTTCCGGGTTGGGTCTGCTCCATTCTCTGAAGCGTCATCTCTGAATGATCGACGATCCACATAAACCGCGGCCAATTTGCAAGATAGATCGGAGAAGCACCAGCAGCGGGAGCATCCAAATAAGGATTAGCAATAACCGGCCATCCCATAATGTTTACCGCAGGGCCTTCGTCCTTCTCGCCAACTTCAACAAGCGCGTAAGAATTACCGGAGTGGGCATATTCTCTGAGAATCTGAATCGCTGTCGGGTGCATCATCCACGCAGTTCCCGGCATCCTCCAAAACTGACCGGGAAGAGCATTAGCAACATCTACAAGCGTTTCCCACTCAAGGTTTGTATGCGTAAAGCCAACCGTATTAAGTGTGTGTATGCCCGCCGTTATAGCCGTTCCTGACGTTCCGTAAGCAGCGGATGATCCAGCAGTGCCAGCGTACATCTTCAAGCCTCTGAGACCGTTTGTAGCGCCTGTGGAGGTTGTTGTTGAGCCTGCCTGATCGTTATTGATTGCCATAGACGCGGCTTCAATTTGGCTAAATTCCATTGCGAGATCTTCGACAAGCGCAGCGTCTAATCCGTTGATGTCATCCATCGCCGCTGCCCTGATTGGCATCTGAGCGGAAATAACACGCATCGGAAGCTGCCAAATACTGGTGGCGATGTTGGGTGAGCCTGAGTTAGCGTTGACTGTGTAGCCCCACGGGTTTGTGGAGTTCGCAGCGTTACCCACCTTAACGACAAACTGAATATCCGAGTCTGCCGTCATTGTCTGATTTGCATAAACCCGAAAAGGGTTCCAATAACGAAGCGATGCAAACACATCTTCGTTATAAACGCGACCACCAACCCCGCTGCCTGAGCCGGTTAGGGCTGAGGCTTCCGCGAGGTTGACAGTGCTTTTGCCCTCGTGGAGAGCCTTTTTCAAGCCTTCCAAAATAACCTGTTTCATAATCTCTCCAAAAGGGAGAGGGCTTGCGCCCTCTTTTATCAAGCAGCCGTACCGGTCGAACGATAACGCACACCAGCGTTAGGATCGCGCACCGAAGTGGCTGCACGAGTCTCGCCGTAGAACGTAATGCTTCCGGGTAAGGTTTGGTCGTAGCGACGGAGAACCATTGAGAGACGCATAACGATGGTGTGGAACTGCTGCCAGTCGCCGAAATACATCGGATAGTAAGACGTAGTTCCTGCTGCGCCGGTGGTGGGCTGGCTGGGGTTATCAAGGTACTTGTTGACTGCAACCTTGAAGCCGAGCAACTCACCAACGATGCCATCGGTGCGTGACAGACCGTCGATGTAGATCGGACGTTTCTGATCGTCCACGAGACCGCGGATGCCCTGAAGCAGGATCGGGTTGATCATGAACGCTGCACTGGGAGTCCAATACTGCTGTGGCAGGCTGTAGATGAAGTTAACAACATCTTTATAGACGATATTGTTAGCTGCAACCGTGTTAGCGTTCGTGGTCAACTGGTCATAAGTAGCAAGGTTATGCAGACCGTTGGTGGTTGCAGTTCCCGAAGTACCAAACGAAGCTGTCGAGCAAGAACCGCCCGTGTAGGTTGCATTAGC